TCCTGTCTATGGGCGGGAACAGATAGGTGCCGTTTCAATACTCAAAATCGTTGATGATGTTGGGCGTCAGCAAAATGTTTCCGATATTTATTTCATACCAGCCAATGTAAAATTGTTAGCTGATCGAGAATTGGGATTTTCTGAAACTCAAAAAGAAAGAGACGGCGGGAAACTCAATTGGTCTGGAGCCATTGAGGATAATTCCATGCCCGTTGTTAGGAGATAAAATATGCCGAGTAAACAACAAAAAATTGCTCAAAAAAAGAAGAAGCGTGAAAAAATTGCCAAAGAGCGTGTCCTTCGTCGTCGAGAGGAAATGCGTGCTATTCGTAAAGAGGACGCCGCAAAGGCGAGGCTTGAGGACGAGTTATCTCCTAAGCAGATGCCAATTGTAAATGACCCTTTGGCTTGTGAGATGCGTGAGAAAGCTAGTTCCAATTCTGTCAAAGCACAAATCGAGAAAAACCTTGAATTGCTCAAGGCTCTTGAAGAAGAGTATGACAAAGAACAGGCTTTACGGCAGCAAGTTAATGAAGACTTAGAGTCAGAAGGTCATATGAACATGAAGGATAAATTGGACGCTCTTCATAAAAAAGCATTGTCGATGCAAGCTCAGAAAGAGGAAGAAAAGCCTTCAGAAGAATAGATGATGTGACCATGGAAGGGGGCATTATGCGATTTTTAATTTAGGCAAAAGCCTAAAGAATATCTGGCCTTTAAGAAGAAACTGATTAGGTGTCTTACACGCAGATCGCAGAGGATAAATTTTAGAAATCTCTAAAAATAAACTAAAGTTAATTGATCGGGTTGCCGATATAATTTATAACTGAAACCTGTGAACAAGACGCTGACGAAAACTGTTACGTTAACGATTACTTGTTCTTAACTTTACTTTTACTACGGAGAAGACTGAAATGAGTACTGCCTATGAAGCGTTGGATATGAACGAAGCGATGATGGAGGCCGAGCGTGTTAATGCTGAGCCTGGATTCAACAATAATGAAGAATACCTAGCCAAATTTGTGAGAATGCCAGAACGTGAGGGCTTCGTATTAATGAGATTTCTGCCTCGTAAAAAGGGCACAAAACTTTATTGTGCGACCCGTACACACACTTTGACAAATCCCGTTACCAAACAAAAACGGGCATATCATTGTCGGAAAGAACTTACTTGGGTCGAAAAGAATGGCAAGATGGTTCCGCAATGGAAGGGCGACTGTATTATTTGCAAATATTACAGCGACCTTTGGCAGAAGTCTGAAGGTTTGAGCGGCAAAGAAGCCGAAGCTCTTCAAAATAAGGCCAGAGAGATTAAGCCTGTCGAACGGTATTACTACAACGTAATTGTTCGTCAAGAAAAAGATCATAAGACTGGCGAAATCCTCAAGAATGTTGGCCCCAAGATTTATTCTTGTGGGAAACAAGTTCACGCAAAAATTATGCGTGCGATTGTGGGCGACAAGGATGCCGGTGAAGATGCTTTGGGCGATATTACTCACCCGTTAAAAGGCCGTGACTTCAAAGTAGTCAAGAAAATTACCAAGAGTGGAAATCGTGAATTTCCGAATTATGACTTTTCCAAGTTTGAGCCTGAGTCTCCTGCTGGTTCGACGCAAGATTTGGACAAATGGCTTGACAACGTTCATGACCTTCAATCTCTTCGTAAGGTGAAGACCGAAGAGGAATTGAAGCACGCTTTGCGTGTTCATCTTGGAATGGTTCAGGAAGGTGAAGATCATCAGGACAATGATCTTGATGAGTTCCGTAACGCTGCTGGCTTTGGGACCACATCCAACTCAGTAGCGGCTGTTGTAGGCGATGAATCTGTGCGTGATGAATTGGTCATGCAAACCACGACTGCTTCTTCTGGTTCATCCGAGGAGCAAGAACTGCTTGCTGATGACGATTTCATGAAAGAATTAGACGCAGTATAAGGCTGTCTCTCATGGGGTGACTGTAATATAAATTTACAGTCACCCCTATTTTTTATATGAAAAATCCGTCTTTGATTGACGAATAAACATGGAGTGAATTATGGCCAGAAAAAAAGCTGTCGTTGCCGACAACGACGGAGATGATTTGGATTTTTTCCAAGAGTTCGCTGAGAAAACTGATGGCGATATTCTTGATGCGATAGATTCGGTCAAGTATTTCGTTGATACAGGCAGTTTGGCCATCAACTATATTTGCAGTGGCAAGTTTATTAATGGCGGTGTGCCGGGCGGCAAACTTACAGAGATTTATGGCCCCAACTCTTCTTGCAAATCTCTTATTGGAACTAATATTTTGTTTGGTTGCCAGAGAAAGAATGGCATCCCTGTACTTGAAGATTGCGAAAATTCTGCGAACAAAGAATTTATCAAGAAAGCATCTCACTGCGACTTAAAGAGAATTGTTCGCCATACACCTCAATCGCTTGAGGACGTATTCAAGAAGATGTATAAGTCCATTGAATTTGTTCGTGAAAAGAAAGGCAAAGACGCACAGATTGCCATTGTTTACGATTCGATTGGCGTTAGCCCGTCCGCTCGTGAATTGCGTGAAGTACAATTGCCAGAGAATTACACGAAGGAGCAATTCAAGAAGATTGTAGGCGGCAATGAACAGCCCGGCGAACGTGCCAAAATTTGTTCCAGAGAGTTTCGTAAATTAAATTCTGTCATGGAGCAGCACAATGCGTCTGTTGTTATTCTCAATCAAACTAGAGATAAAATTGGCGTAATGTATGGTAATCCTAAGACGACTGCTGGTGGCGGGAATGCTTTGCCTTTTTATGCCTCGTGTCGTCTCGAAACTTCCACGATGAAGAAAATTGAGCAGAAGATCACTGCCAAGAAGAAGAAAATTCTTGGAATCAACATTCGTGTGAAGAATGTTAAAAACAAGACTCATCACCCATTCGTCGAAACAGAAAATATCAGGCTTCTATTCGATCATGGCATTGATCCTGTAAGCGGATTGCTTTCATGTTTGTTGGACGCTGGGCGTATTGAAATCAAAGGCGCTGGAAATTTTGTAGTTAAAGAACCTTGGGCTGGTGGATCTGAAATCAAGTTTAAGGCATCTCTTGAGCGGAATGATATCCCTATTGAAATCCTTTATAAGTGTCCTGCATTGATTGATGCAGAAACGGAAGAGGAAGTTAGGGAATATTTGGAGCCTTATATGGCTGCTATCGAATTCCAAGTTGGTGGCGACATTGTGGAAACTGATGTGACTGGTTTTGAAGACGATGAAATGATTGACGACGAATTAGATGGACAGCAAGAAGGTTAAGAATAATTTTCGTCAAATGCGTCCGTCGAAATTATGATCGTATACGTTCCTGATTTGGGAACACGCTGTCAAAATAGCGTTTTCTGTTCTGGTTTCTTTGGCGTGGGCGTTGGATTAATCTGCCGAGCATGACCGTTAGCGACCATTTTTTTGATTTTATTTAATACTGACCAAGGCCGATATTTGACAATTTTCCGAAGTTGTTTGTGATATCCGACATCTACGATGAACACATATCGGGTCTGGTCAATATAGACTACCACGGTCCCGTCATTAGACCATACGGTGAAGTGAATACTTCGGTTGGCTTCATTGATGTGATCTTGAAATTTTAATCCTATAAGATGGTGTTCTTGTTCTAAGAACCATTTTGCAAATGAAAACGCCATAATGACTATATATCTATTATGAAACTAAACTTAAAACAATGTTAGAAAGCAAAGGCATTTGTGCAATGGTTGTTCATTAACGAAACGAGCATGACCGGCAGTTCACTGAATTCGATACATTCCTCCCCCGACTTTCTGGATTGTAAATCCTTCTTTTTTTAGGGTTTCTTTAGCCTTTTTGATGTGGTTGCAAAAAGTCGCATCAGATAATTTTTGTTTATTGAACTGTTTTTTTAATTCTTTTAATGATACAATTTCTTTTTTCAGGAATTTTCCATAGATGTATTCCTGAATTTTAGATGCCGCATTTAATATTTTCATGCGGTTTTGTTTTTCTTTTCTCAGTTTGGTTTCCAGTATTTCATACTTAAACCGCTGATTTTTGTAATTTTGATCGCAAATAGCTGGAACCAAATCTTCTATTTTTAGTGGTTTTACTCCCTCGGCTTCAATAATTGAGATAGTCGCTCCAAAAGTTTTTGAAAACTCGACTAGTTGATGAAAATACTTTTCATGCGTAATAAACCGTTTTTTATCTTTTGTTTCTATCAATAAGCATTTCATATTTTTGCTCCGTGATAAATGAATGTAGAAATCTCTTTGGGGAAAACCATATAATAATTCTAAGGAGATAAATCGTCATGGACAATCCTCAGAAAGAAAAATTAAACTTGGACTATTTTCGTAGGTACGGGGTCGAACTCGAATTGAATGCTTTTGATTTGCGAAATCGACCGATTGGTCATGAGAATGGCAAACTGCCCGAAGGGATACATTATATAGGCAATTTAGTCCAAAAGACTATAAATGAAAACGTCCTTATTCATAAGTGGGGGAATGATCACAATAACGAACAATGGATTATTAAGCCTGATGCCAGTTGTGGAATGGAGGTTTGCACGCCGGTTTGTAAGGGGTGGCACGATCTTAAAAAAGTTTGTAAAGTTATAGACAGTTTAGCTTTAGACCCAAAAATATTGGCCGATGAACGCTGCTCTTTGCACATTCACGTCGAAGTGGCCGATCTTTCTTTGGAGCAAGTTGCCACGATTCTAACTTGGTGGATTAAATGTGAACCTGTATTTATGGATTCCGTTCCCCGCTCTCGAAAAAGAAATCGTTACTGTCAATTCATTGGTCTTGCCGATTTTATGGATGAAATTGAAGATGGTTTCATGTCTACAGCATCTTTGTTGTTGCGTTTAGGAGAATATAAATATTATTCAGCAAATTCCTATCACATTTACAGGAAGAAAAGAAGTTCGGTTGAATTTCGAATTATGGATTACACTGCTTGTAAGGATTCTTTGGTTGTTAAAAATTGGACTCGCCTTTTATTGCATTTCGTAGAAAGATGTGTGGCGAGAGGGATGCCGGAAAATTACGAAAAAAATAATTCATGGTCAGGTTATCAATGGCTAGACCCAATTCAGGTTTTTGAGCTTTTAGGCTTCTTGCCAAACCAATACGAACTTTCCGAAGGTTTGTCTCAGACACGTTCGTGGTTTTTGTCTAAATTGCTTCAAAACACTTTGAATGCTAATTTGCCGGGCGTGATGAGCGACAAGGCAAGGTTCAAGGCGTGGCAAGAAACGGTTTTTCTTTCTTCTCAAATTCGCCATGAAATCGAAAGAACGGAAGAGCAGATATATTCTGATAACTTTAGAATCTAAACTATATATCTTGCTATAGGAGAAAGGTTATGCTTGAACAAAGTCCACTGGATGAAATTATACAATCAATGCGTAGTGTTGGTGAGATTCTTATTCCGCACAATTACCCCAAATCTGTGCCACCACCTTTAGGCAAAGAAGATGAACTTTTGCTTTTCAAAAAAAAGAGTGTAGTGGTCGATGGGTACAACATTGACATTTATTACCAAAAGTCTGACTTTGATGATTATTTTGCTGAGACGCTACAGATATACGCTCAATACTGTCCATTCATACCATTCAACATCGTCGTTAAATTGGCAAGAAAATTTTTGGGAGGACATAATCTTTCTTTGGTGGAGATTTACAGAGAAGGCCGCAAGATTTATGTGTGGACGGTATACGTTGATCGATCAGGACGACCTATGAAATTCCCCTTTGACATCCCAGTTGAGGACTGCGATTTTGAGGGAACAAAATATTCATACATGTTGCCTACACAGTTCCATATTTTTTAGATTTTTGATAAGCATCTGTTTCGGCACTGGCTATTGCTTGGCTGATTTATATTTTTTTAGTCTGGATGAATTGCACAATTTCATCTTTAGAGTTCTGTAATTCACCAGAGAATATTTTTCCGATTATCGCATCAAGAACCTTTTTAATTTCCGATCCCTTGAATCCTAGCAACATTAGGTCGTGCCCGTCGATTTCTAATTCACCATGACTTTTTGGCATAGATGAAGCGATGGCTTCCAAAATTTCATTCGGCAATACCTTGAGTTCTAGTGAAGTGTGATGAATTTTTTTCATCCTAAAGACAGTCATATATGGGCGAATGGCTTGGGCTATATCCTTTAGGTCTTTAGGGCTATCTCGTTCTTCCCAAGCAAGATATAGTGCCTTCAATTGTTTTATCGTTACATTTTCGCATTTCAATTTATTGCAGATTTTGGACGCACCTTCAAAATCGGTGACTCCGTAAAGCATTAAGAACATAAATTCAGAGATGCTTTTACTTTTTTCAAAAAGAGCAGCTTTTGGCCCAAAATTTTTGCATTGTAATTTGGTGATTTCTTGCCACAAAGAAGTTTTGCAA